TGTACTTGAGTTAATACCAAACTCAGCATACCCCGCAGTTGCAGTAGCGGCATCATTTGATACGTTTAAATTAGAAGATGCTCCTGAATTACTGCTTTTGTTTTGGAAAATAACTTGGTTATATCCTGCAACAGTCGATGCAAACGAAGCAATAATCCCTGTATCGGAATAACCAAGTGTTGAACCAATGGTTAAAGTGCCATTATTGTCGTAATAAACCGCCTTTTCGGATGGATAATCACACCATACAAAAGATGACCCTGACAATGAAATCGGGGAAGTATTCCCGTTTGAATTAGATAATACCGTGGTTCTTGCTAGGGTTGGACCAGTGGTCGAATATGTTCCAATACCAACTTCCCATGCATTACCATTTAAAATAGTGTAGTAGACCAAGTTCCCGTTACCGACTACGGCAAAGGATTGATAGCCTGTTACAGCACCACCAAGAGTTATTGAACCCGTACCTGTGGTAGCCGTAGTTTCTTGTACTCGGTCATATACTACTAGAGCCATTTAGGACTCCTTAACTTGTTGCGGTTGTACTATATGTTACAGCAACAGTATCGCCAGCGGTTGTTGTTTTAGCAGTTGCAAAGTTACCTTCTGAATACAAGACGCCAGCAGTAGAACTTTGTGTATTAACAGCGCCTGAACCTGTAACCAAGAAACATCCATAAACCGTACCACCTGCGCCAGTAATCGTATAAGTAATTGAGGAGGCTGTTGAGGTAGTTACGTTAGAGGGACTTAAACCAGATGATGTAGAAGAAGCAAATGCTGCTGTCCCACGAACTGCTGAACCACCAACTGTATAGTTAACAAACTCAGTCCAAGTATGCGAACCCATTGTATCTGCGGCAAGGAATGTAGTTGAGTTGCCGATTAAACCGAGAAATGGACCTGTTACAGAGTATGAAGAGCCTTTTAACAATGTATCAAGCATTAACTGTTTACCAACAGCAACTACCAAGTTAGGAAACTTTTCTTCCCACTTTAAATTGCCTTGAGCATCGCGACACTCAACATGATAATGTCCTGCTACGCCCATACCTTCAGGAATAGTAACACTTGTTCCCCAATTTGCTACAGCGTTATCGCCGCAGCTTCCAAATTCATTAATCATGTCTGCTCCTAAGAAATTGTTGTTACTGCTGTAGTTGATCCCGGTGTGGGAAAGGTTACGGTAAAACTATTTGAGCTGGTAATATCATTACCAAAATTTAACACAAAACACGCCGCTCCGGTAGTGCTATTATAAACCAAAGCGCCCCTTGCGGTAATGCTTCCTGTCCATGTTACGTTAGCAAAAGAAATCCAAGCGATATTATTAGCAGTGTCAGCTGTAGGAGGATTAGATATAACCAATACCTTTCCACCTGCTGTATATCCTGTTCCTGTTGCTTCGTTAGTTGATGAATAAGTGGTGGTAGTATTATTAAGGTTAGCGTTAGCGTTATAAAGAGCGATTTTATAAACATACGGAGTCCCCACGGCAAAATTTTCTAGCCCACTTAATAAATTAACTTTAAATTGCGTAGTTTGTCCTTGAATAATCATATAGCGGCATTGCCTTTAATATTTGTATTCAATTTAGTTTGACCATCTCTGTAAGAATCACCACGCTCAAGACCATCACCAAGACGTTTGGCGAGCATTAATGCTTCAGAATATTTGTCGTCATAATATTTAACTAAGTCAGCTTCTTGTTTCATAAATAACATGGCTTCGCGCATAGAACCATAAAGCAAAACTGGATCAAAATTATCACCTAACCAGCTAGTTCCTGTCGAATTATTAACCGATGCCACTGTAGTGGAAAACCCTGAACCAGATCCTGTACCAATACTCGCCGCGTTAATACTAATAGTATCTCCAACAACAAAAAATTGACCGCCATTATTTATTGTAAAAGATGTAACGATGCCAGCATTAGAAATAGTTAATGTACAAGTTGCGTTTTGTCCGGATCCGCCAGTAATAGCTATGTTTTCATATGTACCTGATGTATAACCAGATCCGCCAGTTAAAGAACCAATCCCAGTAATAATACCCTGCACAATTGATGGTGGGTAATAAAAGTAATGCAACTCCGCATTATATGATTGATCTGGTGTTGGACCTAAAAGACAACTTAATTCTGTTTGATTAGAGTAAGTTGGTCCAAAAATAGAATAGTATTTTGGCGTACCTTGAGCCGTTGGATTTGGATATGCTTCACGAATAAAGTTAACATCTTTGTTAAGTAGATAAGTAAACGGTACGGTTGTGTAATCATTTGTATAAACTGCAATCGAATAGGTAGACAACCAATCTACAGGCAAAGATAAGTATTGATTACCGGCAGTTAATGTTCCAGTTACATTTTTACGTAAAGACGGGAAGTTAATCGTGTTAAAAACACGTTCTTCCGCTTGCTGAACAAACACAGGTATATTGGCTAGAAATAGCGCTTCTGTGTTCTCAGTATAGTCTTGTATCGCTTGATATAACTGGACATAGTTCATTACTTAGCTTGTTCTTCAATAATAGGTTCAGGAACTTGTTGACTTTGAACAGCGCGTTGAGCATTAATCTTTTGCAACAAAACAAATGCGCCGGTCTTTGTTGGCAACTCACCTAATACGTTAGCAATAAAATCTAATTCGTTATTTTCTAAATTAATAATCATGCCATTGGTCCTCTTGAAATTCTTCCTTTAGTTGCAGCACCTGCGCCACGCATTTCAATGCCTGAAGTTTTAGGTTCTTTAGTTTTGCCATAGCCAACGCCATTTTTAATTGGATCAAAATGATCTACATCTTTAGCGGCTTTATCTTCAGCATACTCACCCTTTGCCATTGCTTCTTGACCTGTAACTTTCTTACCAGTCATGGTATGTGGGGGTGCGTATTCAGACGCTGGTCTATTGTTAATCTTAGCCATTATTTGCTCCCTGGTTTTTGATTCTGCGCGCGAGCTAAATTGCGCCCAACGGCTTTCATTTTAGCATTAAGTCCAGAACCGCCTTTTGACTTTGCACTATCAATTACTTTAGGTCCGTCATTAGGCATAACATCAACATTAGTTCTGCCTCTTTCAATTACTCGTCCGTCTCCGGCTTTTCTGTATGTCATATTAATCTCCTAATTTACTGTTACTGTTACGCTATGTACATTACCTACGCCAACTAAAGCGTTAGGTGTTAATTTTCTATCAAAAGAACTTGATCCACCTACTGGATACCAACCCCATTGAAACTGTCTGCTACCATCATCAGGATACCCAAATATATTTATACCTGAACCGTAGTAACTTATATCCGGTCTTGGCTCACGAACTGCTTGTGGGTCATTGACTGGATACATACCAAGTTGTAACTGCGGCTGGTCAGGATCCCAACACGTTGGACATACCTTAATACTAACCAATTTTGTCTTAATGGTTAGTTTCTTTAATTGTACTAGTTTATACCTTTGACCACAACGGTCACATTCTGCAATTGCATTTTTACCCGATGAATACTTGGTGGGCATAATTATCTCGCATAGAAAAGATTGCGGGGTACAAATCGAATTGGTGCAGTTTCTCTATCTTCAGCCGCTGCTAAATCAAATTGTTTCTCATATTCTTGCTGTAAAAATAACACACGATTAGGATCTGTTCCTTGAATTTTCACGCTTAACATTGCAGCAAGTCCAGCTACAAAACAGTTAATAAATCGAAAAGGAATATCAGAAATATTTACACCACCACCCGCATCTTGAAGTCTACGCATACGCCAGTAAACTAATGTATAAGGACCACCACCGGCATCAGGAGTGGGCCAAACAACAATATTTGGTAAATACTGATTAGTAACTGCTGCGCCTATTGTATGAGTGGTTGCAGTAGTCCCATTTTGCCCTCTATAGCAGTTATATAAAGCATTGCCACTGATATTAGCGTAACCAATAATTTCATTATCAATCTGAACATAACCGCTCGATCTTAAGTTTTGAACTGAATTTAATGTAATAACCGTATCCGTTGCAGCAACATTAACTGCCAATGTAAATGCTGTCGGATTTGCATTCCCTGACTGACGATTAAACCATGATTGAATCGGGCGACCATATGTTAATTTATTTGGTATCGTTGAGTATGTTGACTCAGATATACGACTTAAATTAATATCTGTTTGGTTAGACTGGCTAGTATTAGATGTACGAGTAACCATATCTAAAATATCAACGGTATCTACTGGCACATTATAAAACGCTTGACCTGTGACCATAGGGATAGATTCTTCCTCAATAGTCCAAAGATTAATACCGCGATTTGCCCACTCTGTAGTCATTAAATTAATAGATCTACGAGCAGTCTTTAAATCATAACCAGAACGCAACTGAGAACCGCATCGTTCAAACGCTTCCTCAACCAGCTCAGTTAGGTCTACATTAAACGATGAGGTTCCGGATGTTTGTGCCATTATTGAGCAGTTGCTGTAGTTATTGTATTAGTAGCTGGTTCGCCAATTGTTTGATTTGTCAAATCAGTATTATCTACAAGAGTTACTGTAGGAGGCGCAACAACAGCCGGAGTTGCATCTTTTTGAACTGCCATATGAGCTTCAATAGCTTCTACAACTTCTTTAGTTTCATTGCAAGCGCCACCAAAATTATCAATCTGATGTTGCAAAATATGCTTAAACACTCCATATACGTGTTCAATATTGTCTTCTAATTTTTGTAATAAACTCATTTATTTCTCCTAGCCGCTCTTATATTATCAATTAAATTTGGGTATGGTCTACCCGCTGCTTTAGCCATTGCTTTAGCTTTAGCTTTCTTTGCCGCATTCATCTTTTTAGGCTTCCCCAATTCCTTCGGGCGTGGTTTATCCCAGACTTCTCCACCCTTTTTATATATCTCTACATCTTGGGGGCTATCCGTCCGCTTAATAATTTTTTTACCCGGCATTTTAGATGGACTAATATCGCCCATTCCACGACTAGCTCTCATTATTTCTTCCCGTAAGACATGCCGCCTTTACACATTTTCTCTACCA